TGCTGGATATGGGTTTTATGCAAAGGATGCTGGTGCAACGAACGATGTGGTACTAAATCTATTCTCTTGTTATGGGAAAGCTGTTAATTTTGGGTCTGCAGTAGGTCTTTATGCTATTGGCGATTCTGCTAAGATAAACGACTACAGAGGAACATATAGTGGCGTTCTGTACGATGTTATGCAGCTTACCTCTTCGGTAGTCACCCTCTACAACACAACACTAGTCAACAACAAAACCTATGGCACAATAACCTACGCAGGGACGGTGGTGAGTGACCAGTTTAGGGGTGTGTATAAGACACAAGACAACACAGCCGCAGTAGCAGACGGAGATTACACAGTAGGTAAAGGCACAGCAACTGACGGTGTATTGACTATCAAAGACGGTTTAATCACCGCCATAACAGAGGCAACTGACGCATAATGAAACTAAAACACCTACTAGCATGGACAGTATACTTCGCCTTACTTGCAAGTTTAGTAATGTTATTTGGCTGTGCTAATCCTGACCTTGACCGCAAGATAGCCGCATTCAAAGCCGCATATCCTGACCGTGAAGGTGACTGTGTTATAGAAGCTATGAAAGTAAAGGCAAGACACGAAAGGTTAGGCAGAAGGGCTATTCATTGTCACGGTACGTGGAAAGGTAAGAAACACGACTGGGTAGAGTATCTTGACGGCGATGAGTGGTTGGTAGACGACAAGGCCATAGGTAACAAAGGTTGGAAACGAGAAGCGTACGGGGATTACAAACTAACTTGGTGGGGCGAATGAGAACTGAATATCTTATATTCTGGAGTATGTGGCTGATGGCTTTCTGCATAGTCAGTGGCTGTATCTTTGCCGCCCTCTGGAGGATAGGAAACAAATTGGAGAAAAGATGAGCTTAACGTCTCAAATAAAACAGTGGTTCATAAAGACTCTACCCGGGATGAATAACAAGACTGAAGACCTTGAACTTCAGGAGAAATGGGTAGAGATGTCTCAGAACACACGACATGAGCCTGAGCCTGGTGCAGTGGTCAAGCGGCCTCCAATCACCTACTACAACGAAACCTCGCTTGGCTCAGGGGGTATGGTGGGGCTGTATAGGCTTCACACTTCCGGTGGGGATAACATAGCCGTAGGGGTACATGGCACTAAGGCTTATGTGGGGGTGGACTCTACCGGAGTCATGACCGAGATACGTTCTGGTCTTACAGACGGGAAGAGATGTTCCTTCCAGACCTATCAAGACCTTATGATAGCTGGTAACGGGTATGATAACTGTTGGGTGTATGACGGGTCTACTGACAATGTAACATGGGAACTTGGTGCATGCAAGGCAAGACCTCCGGTAGCGGGCGGAGATTTAGATGCTGAGGCTACTTACTACTATTCTGTGACCTTTGTAGTCAACGCTGTTGAGATGATAAGCGGTGCCGTATCCAACACTGTTACGACTACGGCTGCCAACAAGAAGGTTGAGATTACACATATCCCGTTGGGTCCTCCCGGGTGTACTGAGAGAAAGATATATAGAACAGAAGGTGACGGGTCAAGTCTAAAGCTGTTGACTACTGTTACGGATAATGATAGCACGGTGCTTGAGACTGCGAATAACTCTGAGTCATTAAACGTCTTTGATGACGTGGCTGATGGTAGCCTTGGTGCCGCTATGGATGCGGTGACTGATGCGATGCCTAAGGGAAACAAGCTTAACCTTCATAGAGAAAGGCTCTTCATCACAGGCGACCCGAACAACCGGAGCAAGATATATTATTCTGACCCGTATCTCCCACACTATATATTGGTCAATACTGACTTGATGTATATGGAGGTGTCCCCTGAGGATGGAGATGTTATTCAAGACATCCCGATACAGATGGGTACGATGTGCTGTATCAAGAAGAACACTATCCGGAAACTTCATGTGACCTCACCTGTTTCCGGAGCTGATCCCGATACCTGGTTTGCGGAGGACCCCATATCTTTTACCGGGGCCCGCGCGCAGTGGTCTATAGTACAGACCCCTTACGGTATTATTTTTCTTGGCTGGAACTCATGGTACCTGTTTGATGGGGCCAAGGTTACGCCTATTATAGACGAGTTCAATACGGATAATATCCTTGAGTCTCAGTATGAGAACGTATTCGCGTACTGGACACAGCAGGGAGTTCTGCTTGCATGCTATACGGACACAGAGACTGGTGGTCAGGACAATAACCGGATAATGAGATACAACATCAAACGTCAGGCTCTGAGCATGGATATCCTGAACGTAAATGTTATCCATGCCCTGACCGGAGGAGACGAAGGCGGTGGGGTATTATATGGAGGGTCGGTAGATGGATATATTTATAGAGCTGTTGAAGCTGATTTCTGGTATAGGCTGAGAAGTAAGAGTACAGCTGAGTCTGGGACGAAGTATAACACTTTTGTAGGAGGTACTTCTTCTGCCCCTTATATAGAGATAGGGTCCATAGCCTCAGCAGAAGCTATCCCTGATGATGTGTGTATCTTCTGGGAAGGTACAGATACCGAGCCGGGTGCTGGGTGGGAAGAGGTAACGGATTATGTGGGGAAATACATAAGGATAGATGATACTGAGGTTGTCGGGACTATAGTAGATACAGGTTCTGTTGGAGGAGATACGACAAATTCTTACCCGGTTATTTACTTAAGGTTGTTTAAGAAAATTACAGGCACGACTGAATATGTTTTGCCTGAGGGAGCTATAGTTTTTTATGATGAGACTACTATTCCTGTCGGGTGGGCAGCAGGTATGAATAATGCGTATATAAGATTAGGCAATAGCAGTAATGCTGGGACTGTAGGTAGCGTATATCTTATTTCTTCAGATGACACTCCTGCTGAGACAGGATATCCCTTAAACAATGTTGTTACGATGCGGTTGATGAAGAAGGTAGGAGAAGAAGGTGGTTGGGATGGACAAGACAATCATATCTATGTCCCGACCTTAGCGGCTATAAGTACGGGAGGCTTTGAAGATAAGTCCGATACTTATACCAAACTGTTCTTACGTTCTTCTGCTGACGGGACCATAGCAACAGTAGATAAGGGGAATGATTTGAGCCTTGATGTTATACAATTTCCGAACACGGCTCATGTGGGTTCAGCTGATGTGTATGATGGGAATGAAAATACTAGCTGGGGTGCTTCGGGTAGTGGAAACGGGTCCACGTCAAATCTTTATAGCGACCATATATTCGCTGAGCCCATGGACATAAGTTCTTTGAAATTTAAATATTATAGCTATGCTTCTACGGGGGGACAGTATGACAGAGACGCTGATGCAAACCATACTCTTTATTATACAAATGATTATGGGACAACGTGGACAGCAATAACAAACGGAGCAGTGACTTTATCTAAACATAACGCAACTGGAGAGAGTTATTCTGGGACTCGAAACCTTTCTTCGACAGCATCCTCTACTTCTTTGTGGGACGGGTCCACCGGGGGAACTCCAGCTCATACTGGAACAGGGTGGTCAGGTCAAGACTTAAGTGCTTGCACAGGAATACGCTGGCATGGGTATGGGAGGGCAGCTTATTCAGGTGGAGGTTCGGCGGAATACAATATTCAGATGTATGAGCTTGTGGTAGAAGCAGCAAGTAAAGCTGTAACAATGAATCTTGCTCGTAAGGTTCTGGGCAAGATGCAGGACTACAACGAAGCGTTGGTTACACCTGCTACTAACGGTATCTGGGTATCACCTCAGTCCAACATTAAGGCAGAGGAACTCAAGCTTCTCTTTTGGAACGAGACCCGGGCGTCAGCTGATAACATAATCTTTTTCTTCAGAACAGGGTCTATCCAGGCCTCCCTTGATGCGGTGGCAACCGTGGCTTCAGATGACGGAGGCGACTTGCTTTTTACTACCGCCAGCCATGGATTATCTAACGGGGATAGGGTTAACTTTGGAGATAGCACCACAGCCCCTACAGGGCTCACCACAGCGATTATGTACTATGTTGTGGGTAAGACCGACAACACATTTAAAGTCGCTCTGACGGGCTCTGGAGACGCTATAACGTACACTAATGCAGGGACCACTGTTAAGTATAAGAAGTGGATGCCGGCTGCCGGGTTACATAATCCTAATGGAACTGACCTAACTGCTTTAACCTTACCGGCTTGGACGGAATACTGCATAGTATATATAGCAGCGGACACTACAGTATCCAACCCTAAGGTATATACAGTGGGTGGTTATGCTGTGAAGTATAGCTATCGTAAGGGGTCTTTGAACGCAGAGACTGCGGTGGAGTACATATATGATATAGGGTTCAGGAACTTTGATGCTCCTATGGTGGACAAGATACTTAAGAAGATATGTGTCTGGCATGAGGGTAGTGCTGGGTCTTATATAGTATACTGGAAAACTGACCTGCATTACAAAGATGCTAACGGGATATGGATGGACGAGTATGACTCTGACCCAACAGGGCTGAAGTCGTTTACTGTTGACCTGAGCGTAGAAACTCAGCAGACCAGGTGGGAAAGTTTCTTCCCGGACTTCGCTGTGGGTAGGCAGGTAAGCTTTAAGATATACAAGAACGACCTTAATGATTTTAAATTGAAGGAAATGAAAGGTTTGTACTCACCAGAACCGATAATCGTGTAGGAGAGATATGCCAATAGATAGGATGGACAGTGTACAGGACCCGGAACTTGAACGCATCTTAGGCCACATGGCTGAGGAGGCGGTAGGGGTATTATATACCAGCGAGGAGCCAACAGTAGACACGGTGCCGTTGGGGAAGATAGTTGTGTATGACAACGGGAGCGGTGCTGAGGGAGTTTATTTTAGGACAGGTAAAGGCACACTGGTCGAATTGTCTACTCCAGCAGATTCTTTCCCTTCGGGTGGTATTATAATGTGGAAGGGAACGATTGCGACTATTCCTGCCGGATGGTATCTTTGTGATGGAACGAATGGTACGCCTGATTTTAGAGATAAGTTTATTGTTGGGGCCAAGGAAGATGATGGTGGTGTGGCTAAGACGAATGTTACGGGTAGCCTTACGCAGAGTGGTGATGGTACGATACCTTCGCATACGCATACTGGACCTGCTCACACACATACATATCCAAGGAGTCCCGGAGGAGCTGGTGATTATTGGGGAGCAAAAGGAGAAAATGAGTCATACAGTCAATTAGTTAATACTGGGTCATCAGGCACAGGTGACACAGGCACAGCAGGCACAGGCACTAAAAACATAGCGGTATATTATGCAGCAGCTTTTATTATGAAGGCATAAGGAGGAGTCATGGATGTCAAACAAGAAATAGAGATTATTATACTCAAACTTATACGTCTCCGAGATAGTTTTGATTTTATCAAGGAACTTGATATAGACGAGAAAACAAAAGAACAGGTCTGGGCTCAGAAAGAAGAGGAGTTCATTCAGGCTAAAAACGATTTAAGCAAGATAGTAAAGCTTAAAGAGGAGGTCAAAGATGGAATGGATACAAGCGATACTGGCAGCACTCCCAACGATAGTGGCGATAGGGTGGTTACTGGAGAAGGCACTGAGGCTTCTTAATGACATTACTCCTGAGAACTGGAAGTGGGATGACAACCTGGCTGATGTGTTGGCAAGGCTGTTAAAACTTATCGGTGGTAAGAAACCGGAGCTTCCTGGTGACAACGATAAGTAGTGTACTCTTTTTCTTGCTGTGGGGCGAGCGGAACTCAGCCCGAGCGAAGAAGAAGAAGGAAGTAGCAAAGGAGGTGTTGGATGCGATGGCAGAAACTAATCCTAAGCTTCAGGCTGCTATGCTTAACCAGTCTGTCTCTGCTATCAACCGGTTGCGGAAGTAAGCAAGCCCTTACGATATATCCGATACGGGACACAGACATCAGGGTTACGGAAGATGAAGTTATAATGAGCAAGTGGTATTTTTCTGAGGTGCTTAAAGTCAAGCTGGAGGAAGGACGATGACAAGATTAAGATTAAGGACGTTGGCGAGGAAGAGATTGGGAGAGGCAACTGCTTCCTTCTGGCCTGACAGTGAGCTTAATGACTGGTTTAATGATGCCGGGAGAGATGTAGCAGAGAAGACTAAGTGTCTTAAGTCTACTGAGAATCTGACCACAGTAGAAGACCAGGCCGAGTATGTTCCATCTACAGCTTTCCCTGGGTATCTTTCTATAGATGAGATATACCTTTACAGAGACGGAGAGAGCTGGGAGAGATTGGTTAAGAAAGACCGGAAGAGACTCACTGCGGAGAATCCTGCTTGGAAAAGTGTGGAGGCCTCTACCCCTCAGTATTATTATTGGGATGAGGAACTCGACATTCTCGGTTTTTATCCTAAGCCTAACGAAGATAATGCAGGCACAGATTATGTTGAAGCATATTTATCAAAAGATTTTACCGCTATGACACAGGATACGGAGACTCCAGTTATCCTTTCTAATAACCTTAGGCTGGCTATGGTGGATTATGTAGTGGCTACCGGGTATGAGAGCAGAGGGTGGGGAGACAAAGCCAATGATGCTTGGAGTAAGTATTTCAAGAGAATACATGACTATCTAGTGGGTAGGGATACTAAAGAGAACGATGACGATGAAGGTATCGTCATGAAGAATTACCGGAACGTATAGGAGTTATTATGAATGATTTAATCGGTGGTTGCTTTGAGGAGAATGTTCTTGCGGGAGAACACCACAAAGATATCCGGGAGAAGATACTCCAGTTTGAGACAGAGCTGGCAAGACATCCTAATGCGGTGTTCGGTAATGATGCCTGCCCCCTAAAGCACACCTTTGTCAACGGGGTATATGTGAGAGAGATAACGATGCCTAAAGGCATGTTGTTGACATCTAAGATACATAAGACAGAGCATCCTTACTTTGTTCTTAGGGGTGAGTGTTCTGTACTTACAGAAGATAAGATGGTGCGTATTAAGGCACCTTACTGGGGGATAACAAAACCCGGGACTAAACGGATTTTATATATGCACGAAGATACGGTATGGATAACAGTCCATGCTACAAAATTAACAACTCCGGAAGAGGTCGAAGAGGAAATCATCGCTAAGGACTTTTCAGAGATACCTCCGGAACTAACAAGTAAGGAGGGGCTATGTCTTTCGTAGCAGTAGGAACATGGGGGACGGCTAATGCTGTCCCTATAGGTATGGCGGCTTTAGGGGCTGGGGCCGGATGGGTGTCTAGTGGGGGGGGGAGGAAAAAGGCGGGGGGGGGGGGAAAGCCCCACCAAGAGGGGAGGAGGGCCTTAGGTCAGCAGCTGATTTTATTCAAGGGGGACTGAACGATTTAACTGCCGGAAATCTTCCTGCTTGGTGGACAAAGTACCAGCAACCCGTGCGAGAAGGCATGAGAAGGGGGGTAGAACAGACGTTCTATGGTTCTCCTATGGGTGGTAGAGGGGTGATGGATAACGTACGTTCTGCAGGTGCTGCTATGGGTGTAGGCGGTGCCGGTACGATGAGGCAGACCATGAAGGCTAACCTGGAGTATGCTAATAAACTTAAAGAAGTTGAGGAGTTCTTGGCTAAGGAGTCTTTGGCTTATGGTACTGAGGCTTCAAAGCAATTACCCTGGCAAGCTGCTCAGATAGGGAGCATAAGTCCCCCGGCACAGCTGGCAGGGGGTCAGTCTTACAGCACTCCCGCACAACAGAACCCTTGGATGGGAGCTTTGAGTGGGATGGCTAGTTCTCTTGGTAGTATGAACTGGGGTGGGTCTACTCCAACATATTCAAATACTTTAACCGGCGGTGGGCTTGGTTATGATTCTAATTTTGCGAATTTAGATTGGTCTACGTTCCGATAAGGAGGACAAGATGGTTAATCCAGCAAGTATGCAAAACGTAGGTGGTGGGATGCAGTGGGGTGGAGAGAAGGTCCCGGCAGGAGCAGAGGCTCTTGGGTTATTGGCTCAGTTCTTTCAGGCCAAGCAAGCCAAGGAACAGGCCGATAGGGACAAGCAGCATGAGCTGGCTAAGGTATTGGCTCCGTATAATTTTCAGGCACAGCAAGGTGTGTATGCTTCTGAGATAGAGGCAAGGAACGCACAAAGAGATAAGTACTTAGCAGAAGCCGCTTGGAATAGGCATTTAATTGGAGAAGAAGACAGGAACACTGAAACTGCACAGAGAAGGGGGATGGACACTCAGAATAAACAGCCGGTAGATGCTAAAAGAGCGATGGAAAATATAGGGAAGTTTGTCGCTCCAGCAGTAGAACAGACTGCTCGGGGTAGAGCTGAAATTGTGAAGAGGTCTCAGTTTGATGAGGCAACTCTTTCTCGGTTTGCAAGGCTTTTCCGAGTGGCTCCAGATTCTGACCAGGCTCAGCAAGTAGCTCAAAGGTTGAAAATGCAAGGGATAGACCCTTTAACGGTAGTACAACTCTTTGGAGAATAAATGGATAGAGAATTGCAACAAGCAATATCGGAGTGGGATGTAAAGCAAGCGAGTAAGATTCATACAGGGACACCAACCTTTGCTTCCACTATGGCTACTCTCTTGGGGGCTCCTCCTGAAGAGGGGGCTACACGGCCAGGGTTTATGGATTCTTTAAAGGATACTCCCTGGTATAGGGACCAGTACGCTCAGGTTCAGCAGAGAGAGGACCCAAGGGAGAGACCAGGGACGTATGTTTCTCCTTGGCTATATGGAGTGGGCAGAGCTTTTGACCAGTTTGCTATACAGCCTACTCTTAATACTGCTTCCGGGGTAACCCAGATGGCAAAGAAAGCCAACCCATTGAACTATATCCCGGGGGTTAAAGAGAAGACTAGACGGTTTTATGATAATAAAACAGGACAAGCAAGAGAGAGCTGATATGGCTTCTAAGCTGGACGGCACTCTTAACTATATTGGAGAGTCTGCCTTTGACATTGGAGCTGTGTTAATCCAGATGAAGATGCTCGGTGGTCTTACTGGTGCCGCTACGGGAAGCAAGGCTCTTCTTGGACAGCAGAAATTGAAGGGACTTGCTCAGCTTAAGTCTCATCTTATGGACCCATCAACTCAACAGATGTTAGGTCGCATAGCACTACATGGATTTTTTACTTCAGAAGGAACTGTCGGAGATAGAGGGCAGTCGATGATAAGAAGGATAGCTTACAACGCTACTCCTTTTGTGGCCAATGCTACAGGGCTGACAGGGATGTCGGCAAGAGCAGTAGACATAGGGCTTAACGTAGCGTTAACAGAGATACTATCTAAGTCTTATTCGGGTCTTATCAAGAAAGCTAATGATGGAACTCTTACTGGCAAGGAGTTTAATGAGGCGATATGGAACGGCCTTACTGATGTTATATTTGCTTGGAGTACGAAGGGATACCCTGAGAACATAGCGAGGAAGAAGCTTGTAGGTTACTATACTTCCAAGAACGCAGAGCTTCAAAAGCTTGGGAAGCCCGGGCTATCTCCCGAAGAACTGGCGACAAGGATAAGAAACATAAGAGCATCTTCTCCGGCAGAAGCTTTACAAGGAGCGAGGGCCCTGGAGACAGGGGTAGATTACAAGAAGCTCTTTGATAAGGTACAGTCCGGCGAACTTATAAAAGAACAGCAGGCTGAGATAACCAAAGATGTTGAAGCCATGAAGGCAGAGGTTGCTACTTTCTCAAAGCAAGAGAACATCATGTCCGGGAAGGAAGGTATCTCTGAGGTAAAGACTGATATAGACCCCAAGGTACAGATGGCTCAAGGTAGGGTTGTTAGCCACAAGAAGAAAGGGGAGAAGAAAGAAAAAGAGTTTACGGAGAGGATGGACACTACTCCTCGGGGAGTTTCAGTTAAGGGATTCCGCCCTGGAGAGCTGGAAGTATTACTTGAAGACCCGAAGTTTAAGGCACAGTGGGACAGGGAATATGAGAAGGCGGTTAAGGAAAAGGGAGAAGCTCTTGAAGTTTCAGAGGTTCTTGTAGCGGTAGCTAACAACCTTCAAAAGAAAAAGCTTCGGAAGAAAGTAGATAAGGCAGAGATAAAGACACCTGAAGAAGCTGCAATTATCCTGGAAGCGGAGAAGTTAATTAAGGAGACACCCGACCCTAAAAAGAAAAGACAGATAGAAAAGAAGGCTAATGATATTATAAAGCAGAACCAGGAGATTGTTAAAGAGAAAGCTCTTGCTGAGGATAAGGTTAATAGGGCAGCGGTTGAGGTGATGAAGGAGACGATAAAGGAGGAAGTGCCTGGCTTAAAAGAATTAAATTTTAGAGAAATCTCTCCTGATACAGTAGCGGTTGATTTGGTTATAGGCAAGAGCGTTGATTTTGATGCTTTAAAGCGTTTGGCAAAATCTAAAGGATATACGAAAATAGCTTTCGAGGTTGACCCTGAGGCAACATTGCGAGGGCAAGATGCAAGGGAAAGACTGTTTAAAAAACATCTTGGAAAAAAGATAGAGCATGGTCTTTATGAAATAGACAAGGTTGAGCCAGGGTTTAAGAAAGACAAATCCAATCTAGGTAAAATAGAGGCTGAAGCTGACAAGATTTTACAGGCAGGAGAAGCACCAGTACCGAGAGAAAGGTTCTTAGGAATAGGTGTAGCAAAGAAAGGGAAAGAAGCTACGGCGGCTCTTAAGAAGTTACAGAAAAAATATCCTGACCAGTCTTTAGGTATTGCATGAGTCTCTTAGCAAGCTTAGAATGAAACTTAAGATGGCCGAGCAGAATGTTGCTATCGGTTACACAGAAGGATTAGTGGGTAAGGTTGAAGGGTACAGGAAGGGGGTAACTGCTGATGTTTCTGACCCGGATAGAGGAGCAGCCCCGGCGTTTAAAGAACCAAAGCAGACGGATGAGGATAAGTTCTTAGAGCAGGAAGCTATTCGGCTGGAAGAAAATAGCAAGGGCTTTGGAGGAGACCTTAAGGCAGAGGAGCTTCTTAAGAAGAAACTGGGAGCAGAAGGCTTTGCTTTGTTGGAAGATAAGAGGATTCGTAAGTTAATGCAGGCCCATGACGCTGCGAAAGAAGCGGAAAAAGCGAAAAAAGGTAAGGGCTCAAAGATAGCTGACCTAACCAAGCAGGCCGTTGCTATGTTTCGTGGAGTAGAAGCTAAGTGGATACGAATGGTAGCTGAACTTAAAGAAAAAGGAATCGAACATCCTAACTTCCATATGAGACAGCCGGACAAGGAAGTTATTGAGAGTCACATCTGGGTAGTCCAGATGAGAGGGGGGAACGCTACCAAGGGTGTTTATGCTTATGGAGAGAATACGAAACAAGGGTTTACTCAGGCAAGGTTCTTAGCTGGCCACCACCCCGACGCTACCGGGGTTATCTTTGGTATTAAGCCAGAGACTTTATTAGGGAGTGCCATGCCTGCTCCTGACGGGGCTACCCCTATAGTGGGAGGCAGAAGAGCAGGTATGATACCTCTTCGT